TCCTGCGCCTGCAATCCAAGCTGTCCGCCCTGGTACTGCTGCTGCCAGTTCTGCTGTTGCGCTGCCAGGTCAAGCTCACGACTCTGCAAGCCCCCCTGCTGCGCCAGCTGTGCATATTGGTACGCATTGCCTTGCTGCTGCGTGAGTTCCGCCAGGGCTAGTTGCCGTTGCTCGTTGGAGATCTGCCCCATCCGGTACGCCTGGTCGATCTGGTTCGCCTGCTGCTGCAACTGCAACTGCCCGCCCTGGTATTGCTGCGTCCAAGCGTTCTGCTGCTGCTGCAATCCGTAGTTCTGCTGCTGTGTGAGTTCTGCCAGGGCTAGTTGCCGTTGCTCGTTGGAGATCTGCCCCATCCGGTACGCCTGGTCGATCTGGTTCGCCTGCTGCTGCAACTGCAACTGCCCGCCCTGGTATTGCTGCGTCCAATCCTGTTGCCGATTCGCCAACTGATTCGACCATTGATCCTGCTGCTGTTGCCATCCGAACTGCTGATCCCATTGGCTTGCCGCCTGTTGCGCCTGCCATTCCGCCATCGTTTGTTGGCGCCCTGCCAGCCCCATGTTGAACTGGTCAGTCTGCTGCGTCCAGGCGTTCTGCTCATCCCAGCGCCGTTGCGCCTCGTTGAAGTCCATGCCGTACTGGTAACTGTTCTGCATGAACTGCGCATAAGGCAGCCAGGCGGCCGTCTGCTGATTGTTCGCCTGATACCAGTCCCAGTCTGCCTGGCTGCCAGGATGCACCACCCCGCCCAGGGTTTGCGCCTGCTGTTGCGCCTGCTGTGCTGTTGGCGTGGGCATTGTATAGCTCCAATCCCCTGGCTGTGGACTGGACATCTGCTGTTGCACGCTGCCCGGCATCGGCTGCATGGGTCGTGTCCCTGCTCGATCCGTAGCGTAGGGTTGCACTGGCTGCGTGCTGTACTGCTCCTGTGCACCGCCGCCGCCGTACCAGCTGGGCATCGTGTTCGGTTGCACTGGCTGCGTGCTGTACTGCTCCTGTGCACCGCCGCCGTACCAGCTGGTGGGCGCAAACTGTTGCAGCCCCTGTCCCGTGCCATACGTCGGCTGTCCCGCCAGCTGCCCGCCGAATCCCGTCTGGCCGCCTGTCGTGCCATAGAGCGCAGATGTTCCTGTCGTCTGCCCCATCCCGCTCGCCAGCGCCCAGATGTCCGGCTGCTGGTCGGGGTTCCACGGCATCACCTGGTAATTTGTTGCTGTTGCTGTTGCCATTTCCTATTCCTCCTGATTCTCCAACACTACCGCATCGGCGGCCTGCCTGCGCCACCCATCCGGCGCAGCAACTCTTCTGGCGGAAGCTCTTCCCCCACTAGCTCCTGGAACAATCCCGGTGGCGCCGCTTGCCCAGGCATCCCCAACAGAGTCTCCGGCGTCATTTGTCCTTGCATCACTGGAGGCGGGCCACCCGGCCCCAGCATCCCCGGCGCCTGCATCCCTGGCGGCCCACCTGGCGGCCCACCTGGTGGCATCCCTGGCCCCATCCCTGGCGGCCCACCTGGTGGCATCCCTGGCCCCATCCCTGGCGGCCCACCTGGTGGCGCCTGTCTCCCTGTCTCCCCTTCCAACCCCATCGCTATCTGTTCCAACGGCGTCCCGCTCACCATCGCCCGCCAGTCTTTTGGCCGGTACTTAATCAGCGCTTCCGCCTGCGTCTTCGGCCCCAGTTCGCCTGTGATCAGCGCCTCGTATGCCACCCGCAGCGCCTCATCGTCTGGGAACTCCTCCCGGATGAACTTCTCCCGGTACGTGCGCATCGAAGCAATGCCCTGCTCCACCATGCGCAGCCCCAACGTTTCTTTCTGCAGGTCGTCCAGCGTCACGCCTGGCACCAGCGTCACCATGTTGTTGTACGCGCCGTTGATGTCCGCCGGCGTCAGCACCTCCTTGTAGATCGCCCCGCTCTTGTCATCCTTGCCCCAAATCTGCACCCCGTCGCTGTCGGCCAAAGCATCTACCAGCCCCAGGACAATCTCGTTCACATGCTCTAGCGCACTCTCCACATTGTTGCGGAACTGCGCAATGCGTCCCCGCGCCTGGTCTGCCAACACGTTGACCCCGTACCCGGCCTGCATGTTGCCGCTCTCCCCGTACATTACGCCTGGAAACGTCGCCATCTGCACGTGTGTATCTAGGATGCTCAGCATATTGTTTGCCAGTGGTACATTCACGTCAGCGCGCAGCATGTTGATCTTCGTGCCCGCCGGCAGTGGCTGCGTTGCCCCCGGTCGCAGGTCGAGATCGCCCACCTCCTGCCCCAGCTCGCTCTCCACCGTGATCAGCGGCCAGAAGTACGCCAGCAGCCCCGTTCCGATCTGCGAAGCTAACCGGCACATGTACGGATACAAATCCTTCAGCGGATGCAGGATGCTCAGCCCCTGCCCCAGGTCGCTCTCAATCGGCGCCGTGTCCCCCATTCCGCAAACAATCGGTATCTCTGGATAGTCCGTCTGCACCGGCTCCTTGGCGAATTGTTCCTCTACTACCACGGCATTCCAGACCGTCCCGTCTTTGTGATCGACGTACCACAGGTCAATCACGTCTACCTTATCCTCGCCCCGCAGCCCTGCCCGCTTGCCCTTCCGGCTCGCCTTCTTAATCTCCAGATCGGGGTACATCTGCGCCAGGCTGTCCGCCGTCTGTCGGTCCTTGTGGTACGCATACTCCACATAGAGTGGCCCCTGTTTAATCCCCACATTCAGCGGGTCGAGCACCCGAATCAACACCGGCAGCCTGCGATCCCGCATCCGCTCCGGCAACTGATCCCGCACCCACAGCACCTGAAAGCAGAACCGACCACGCACCAGCGCCTGCCACACCGCATCGCCGATCACATCCCTGCCCTGCTGCCGGTTGGTGCGCTGCCACAACGCCGCCAGCCACCGCTGTCGCCGTTGCGCCGCCTGGTCGTCGTCCTCCTCCGCTGCCTCGGATGGCACCTCGATCCGAGGATCGGAGGCGATCAGCCGCTGCGCCAGATGCACCACGTTGTAGGCAACCGGCAGCGTCACCTGCTCCTGCCCGTCCTGCTCGATTGCATCTTTCGGCGTGCGGTCGAACACCTTCATGTTCCACATGTCCTCCCACACCCTGGCCGCCTTGCGATACTCGCTCTGCTTCCCCTCTACGTTCTCGACACGCTCTTTGATCTCGTCTATCGTCAGCTTCATGTTCGTTCCTAGTCCACTATCGTCGGTCAATCTCGATCCCAATAAATCGCCGCCCCTCACCGATGGCAGCCACGCCTGTGGCGCCACTGCATAGTGCTGTGCCGGACAATCCACTTCAACAAATCAACCGGCTTCTCAGCAGGGTGGCCACGCGGGTCGGCAACCACTGCGCCGGCAGTGTGCGCAGCACCTCCAAACAATCCCCGTGATAGAGCGTTGCATCTCTCATACTATGGCTTCCCTGCGCTTTGCCGTCCCGACTGGCGCCACTGGTTGTAATTGCATCGCCGCATCCACCATCAGCATCTCCGCCATCAGCAGATCGTCGTGGCCTTCACTCTCCGGCACATAGACCCGCACCCGCTGATTGTTGCGTGCCTCCATCCGGGCATGGCCTCGCTGCCACCACGTATGGCGGTGCACATCCTCCCTATCCGGCGCCTCCTGCCCGGCCACCGCCAGCGGGTCAAACCCCGGCGCCTTATAGTCGAGCATCCGGGACCCGTTAATTAGGCTCAGGTACTGGAATGCCAGGTCGGTGTGCGTCTTCCACGCCCCGTCAAAAGTCACCCCCTGCACCCGCTTCCCCGTCCCCGCATCGAGCGCTTTCCCCAGCTCCAATGTGCCCGTCGCCCCAATCCCTGTCCCGTCCGAATGCAGTCGGTTGACCCGCCACTTCCGCTGCAGAATGTCGTAGAGCGTCCCCTTCAGCGACAGTGGGTGCACATTCGTCCACTCGTATCGCGCCAGTATCCGCACCAGCGGAACCCACAGCCCCTCCGTCTCCTTGACGTACTGCACACTCCCCACCACCAGCGCCACACTGTCCCGCTTGCTCTGTCGCATCAGGCTGGCAATCTCTCCGGCGTCCTCATCCGCCCCCGCCCAGTCCAGCCCGGCCACAATAATCGACTCGCTCTCCCGCTGCTCCTTGCGCTCGTGGTCGCCCATCATCTGCCGCAACTGGGTCTCGCTCAGCAGGCGCCCTCTGTTCTCCAACTCTTCGAGGAAATACTGCGTGCGTATCAGTGGATGCTGCCGCCCCAGCCGCCGCACCTCCCCCTCCACATACAGCCAGTACGCTGGATTCTCCTCGCCCACCTGCTCTGGCAGCACCCGGAACACCCGACCCGGCAGCCGACCCTCTAGGATGTCCCGCTTCGTCACTGCCAGCAGCGTGTCACTCGTCCACGTCGTTCCATACTGGATCATCGGCGCCGCCGTGCTCGCCCGCATCGGCGCAAAGTCCTTGTCAAATTTCGCCCGATCCACGTCCTGCGCCTCGTCCACCTCCAGCGCCAGGCTTGCCGTTGCCCCCACCACGCTGGCCGCTGGATCAGCAGACAGGAACGTAATCCCCGCCCTGCCCAATCTGTACATGTACCCCATGCTCGGCCGCACCTTGAGGAACGGCATCCGCTCTGCCGCCATCCGTGCCCGTGCCTCGAAGCGCAACTTGCTGTTGACGATCTGCGGCTTGAACGTCGGCGCCGTTTTCACCACTTCTCCCCCGTGCGCCCCATGCCGCGCCAGGATCGCAAACTCCAACTGTGCGGATGTCTCGTTCTTCCCGCTCTGCCGGGGCTGCTCCACCACCAACACCTCATTGCGCCGCTCGTGCACCATCTCCAGCGCCACCTGCGCCCACGCCGCCTGGTAGCGGTAGAGCGGATAGCCGATCACGTCCCGGCTGAACAGCGCAATGTCCTGTTGGTACCTGCGCAGCGCCAGCACTCGATCAACCATCACCGCGCCACTGCTCCAGTAGGTATTCAACGTGCTGTAGTCTCTTCGCAATCGTGCGCACCTCCTGGCGGATATCTTCTTCAAACAGCGCCGCCCTTTCGTGCGCCATTTCCAACGGGTACGGGCCATAGATGTCCCAGTTCAGCACCGCCACCTGCTGCTCAAGCGCCCGCACCCGTCGCGCTGCATCGTCCAGCCGCAGCGCTGCCGGCGTGCGTACATCGTAGGTATAATCATCCCCATCCGCCGGCGTGGGTTGCGGTGTGGTTCTCCGCTCCATCCACTCGTCGATCACGCCGTACGGCCGCGGCCGATCTGGTTGCCCGTTGCCCGTTGCCTCGCTCACTCTGCTGCTGCCTTCCACCAATCTGCCTCCAGTGTGCCCTCTCCTGCCTGCTCGTCGTTGGCCTGGCCGGGCAGCGTCACCCCCAGCAGCGCCAGCTTCTCGTTATCCGCAATCGCCTTGAGCCGGTGTTGTGCGTCCAGTCCCTCATCCTCTGCCATCCCAATGCGCACCCCGGTCAGCCGTGCCAACTTCGCCCGTGCCCGGCCCGTCGCCCGCTGCACATCCGCCAGCCCCTCTTCCGCCGCCGCTTCCAGCACCGCCCGCTTTGCCAGCGCCACCGCCGCGCGAAACGCCGCCTGATGGTGCCACCCCACGTCATGCCAGGCGCCCGTCTCGTCCTGCCATCCACGCCCGCTGTACGTCTGCGCACTCACTAACTTGTTTGTCCCGATATACTTCCACGGAATCAGCGTCCGCCCGCCCGCGTACTTGTCCTTCAACACCACCCGCACGATCACCTGCTGCTGCTGCTCGCTCAGTTCACCGAGCGCCTGCACCAGTTCATAGGACAAATACCGCACCGCATACGCTGGATAATCCATACTCAAGTTCTACTCAGGAAAACATCAACCTACCGAGCCAGGGCGACGCAGGCGCCCCCTGGGTTTGCTTCTGCCTCACTCATGTCTATACGAAAGGGCGACGCATAAGCGCCGCCCTTTCGCCGTACCGTTATCCACCACAAGGAGAAACCCAGGCGTAAAGCAACAATTAGGATGGCGACGGCGCCAGCAGACCGGCCAGCGCACCAATCGCCGCCGAACCCAGCGCAATCACACTGGACGGAATCTCACCGCCCGTAAACGCCAGGCCGATGCCACCCAGCACTGTCACCAGCGCCACCAGCGCTAGCGCCCCGACCACCATCCGGTAGATCCACACATCTTTTTTTACAGGCTCTGGTAAAAATGCCGGCGTCTCGTCCATAGCGTCCACCTCGACCACAACAGATTAGGCGGGATGGCGGGCCGGCGGGGGGAAAACCAAGGCGGATGCCCCACCGGGCACCCGCCCCCCTGGTTGTCTCTCTGATAGTATCACGTTCGGAACGTCCGTGCTACCCCCCGCCCAACCCTACGCCCCAACAAAAAAGCCCTGCACGATCTTGAAGATCGTGCAGGGCTAAACACGTGGCTAATCTTTTTCGACCGGCCGCGCAGGTAGGCCAGCGTGCGCCGGTAGCCATCCACAGTGCGGTCGCTGCGGCCGTCGGCGATGGTGGCGGTGACGAGGGCGTCGATTGCCTGACTCAGGAGCATGGTGTCTATCCTCGATTGATCGTCATGCCGGCTGCAGAATGACGATGATGATCAGTAGGAGCCAGCCTACCACGGCAATGATCGTCAGCCAGAAGTCATCGCCGTCAGTGTCGAGCCAGTCGCTGATGATCCAGCGGTGGCGGCCGGGCTTGCCGCGCTTGCTCATTGGATCCAACGGAATTGCGCGTCGGCATCCTGCTCGCCCGGCTCGTCGGTCATGGCCCAGCCGGGCGGGAGTTGCGCCTGCTGCTGGCGCTGGCTGTCGGCGAGCTGGGCGCTCTGCTGCCGGGCGATCTGGTTGGCAATCTGCAACACACGCGCGTCGATCTGGTTGCCGGAGCGGATAGCCCCACTCATGCCGGTGGCGACGCTGCGGGCTACCTCGCCGTAATCATCCGCCCGCTGGAACGCAATCAGCCCCTGCAGCACAGCATCATGATGCGCCATCGCCTGCCGCCCAAACACCGCCGATACTCCGATACTCATGATATAGATCAGCATCACCAAACCGATCACCCCGGCGGCGACGAGGAAAACCCGCACACCGGGCGCCCCAAAATAATGATCGATCACCCATACCAACGCCCCCATGCCGATCAACCCCAGCAGCATCAACGCCACCTTCGCCCACAAATTCGCCGTCCGTAGCGCCGAGATCTCATGCTCCAGCGCAATATCGTCATTCTGATTCATAATGTCACCCCAAAAATCCGATAAAGCCACCCACGGACACCCCTCGCCCCTCGCCTCTCGTTTCCTGCAATTCTCCGCTGCCAACTCGTCTGCATCGGCGCCGTCCGTTCCCGGCCATTTTCCCCCACACCAAGCAGCTCGTCCATAAATCCGTAATACTTCGCTACAATCCCCTGCCGCCGGATCCGCCCGCCACCAACGGGGCGGCTGGCGCCCTCACTGTGCGCCCGCTCCAGCGCCGCCTGGTTGCGCTCATCGAGCAGTGGCGTCGTCAGCGCAAACCCGGCCCGGCAAAGTAGATACTCTGCCCACGCCGCCTGACGCGCCGGCACGTCGAACCCGACTTCTTTCCCGCGCACCGGCCCCTGTAGCGGATAACACCGATCTCTGATCGGAACACCATACCGCCGCATCAAATGCTCGGCATCCATCCCCGGCCGGTTGCTCTGAATCCACCGCAGTTGGCGCCAGCCATCACGTGGACGTAGTTCTGGCATCTCCTCTTCCCCCACCTCATCTGCCGGCAGCGGCCCATCGCTCGCCGGCGCCATCGCCCCAATTAGCCCATCCGACCAGTGTCCCCCGTCGATCCCCAGATACGGCCTCACGCCCCCCTCCGCATCGATATAATTGGCGCTGGCGTATTGGCGATCGGCTCTTCCGTCGCCAGCGCCTCGCTGATCCAACGATGCGTATCGCTCGATTTCGACCCGTACACCGCGCGGATCGTCTGATTCAAACTCCCCAGCTCGCCCCGCAGCCGCCGAATCTCGACGACCTCCGCCGCCGTCGGCGCCCGCCGCGCAATCGGAAACCGCATTACCTCCGCACCGGTGCGCACCGGTGCAAGCTCCTCGATCTGTGGCGCCACAGACACAATCTGCATCTCCGCACCGGTGCGCACTGGTGCAAGCGGTGCAACTCCGCACCACTTGTCACAGATCGCCGCCACCAATGCCGCCGTCGCCTGCGCCGTCAGGTTGTACGCCTGCAACCTCTCCAGCGTCGCCCCATCCACATACAGGAACGCCCCGGCGCCGGGCAACAACTCCGCCCCCGTGCCGCGCCGCCCCGACGCAATCGCCGCCGTCGCCCCGTCCACCACCTGGCCGACAAGCCGCACCGCGTAATTTGATTTGTCGCCAATCAATTTCACGGTCGGGTGTTGCGTCGCCGCCACCACATGCACCCACTTGCTGCGCCCGACCGCCAGGATCGCCGCCAGCAGATCGAGCGACGCCTGATCCACCTGCGCTAACTCATCGATCACCAGCACCAGCCGCGGCCACTCCCCCCGGCCGCGCTCGACGCGCCGCTGCATCTCAGCGTGCACGCCTGCAATTGCCTGGCGTGCGTCCCCCGCCGTCCACGCCATTGCATCCACGTGCGGCAGCGCGCCAAAGGGCACCAGATCTTCGTTCTTCCGATCCACCAGAACGATCCGCAGAACATCCGGCGCCGTGCTGTAGGCCAGCGACGCCAGCACCATGCGCAGTATCGTGCTCTTGCCGCTGCCCGTCGTCCCGGCCACCAGCAAATGCGGCTTGGCGTCCAGGTCGATCACGCAATCCTGCGTCGGCGATACTCCATAATTGCGTCCGGCCAGCATCCGGCCAGCGCCGATCCGCAGCGTAGCGCTGCGCCAGTCCAATGGCTGTGGCTCCGGGTGTATCACCTCCAGCGCCAACGGCATCTCCCGCAACCGCACCGGCGTGGGTCGGCGCCGCGCCGCACTCAGTCGCTCGCTCAACTCCGGCAGCACCCGGCTGATCTCGCTGATCCGCTGCGTGGCGCCCGTCCGCAGCCCGTACGCCACAAACGACGAACCCGCCACCGTCGTCCACCCCGGCTTCGTCCCCGCATCAATCCCGAACGCGCTCAGCGTTCGATTGATTAGCTTAATCTCCCCCAGCAACTGCTGTTCCATCCCGTCCATTTGCCTAGCCATTGCCCAGCCTCCCGATCCAATACAAAAGCGCATTGCGGATGGTGCAATGCGCCTGATATACTCAGTGCCGCGGGTGCCATCCACACCCGCTAATGTTCCCCTGGCCGTGTCGTAACCACGGCCAGGGGTTTCCCTACTTCGAGTTCTGAATCGCCTCCTCCACCGCGATCAGCCGGCTGTCAATAGCATCCAGCCATTCCGTCAAAGAGTTTGCCACTCGAATGTGATCGGCGTGCAGGTCTCGCACCTCCATCGCAATCGCCGCCAGCTCCCGTAACTGCGTCGCTCGATATAACTGCTCCGCCTCGATCAAATTGCCCTGCGTCCACGCCGCCTTTTGGTCGCATAAGCTCAACTCGTGCTCGAAGCGTTCGATCCGCACCAACGCCAACGCCAACGCCGAAAGTCTCCCCCTCTCCCCTTCTCCTTGTTCCCCTGTCGCCTTGTCTTCCTGCGCATCCATCTCTACTTCCTTTCCGTATACCTACACCACGTCCTCCACGCCGCACGAGCGTCATCCAATGTCGTTCCCCAGCGTTCTCCGCCGGCGTCTGCCCTGAAATCCTCCTGTAATTCGCAGCAGGAAGTATCGGGGCAGCGCACCTGATACAACATTAGCGACGGGAAGCTCTTCTCCTTAACCGTCGGTGCGCGCCCGCACAGCGGGCATGGTTCCAACGACTCACAGAACCGCATCCGCTTTGCGATTCGATTCGCCTCCGGGCTGCCAAAAATCAAAGCACTCATACAAACTCCATCCTCAGCGTTCGTCGATTCTTGATGTCGACATCACTCCACGCAAAATCAGGTTCGTCACCCAAACGGATGGACAACCTCATTTCTCCACCCCCTCCCCACCCAGCAGCGCCAGCTCCTGCTCCGTAATCTCCAACATCTTTCGCAGCCCCCGCTTGGCCTCCGCCGTCGCCAGGTGCCGCCCCGTCAGATCACCCCAGCGACGCAGGCTGCCATCGAGATATTCCGTCTCGCCTAACAGGTCTCGAAATTTTGCGGCGTACATCCGCAATTCCTGCTTCAGGCTGAGCGGTTCGCCAAATTCGGGGACATACATCTGTTTGGCAACTGCCTCAGATCCCGGTGTCACCTGCACCTCGCTGGTCTCGAAGGTGGCTGCAAACTCCGCCGCCACCGGCTCAGCCCCGCTGGCCACCTCTAGTGGCGGTGACGGGCGCTCCGTGTGTTCGAACATGTCGGCTTGATTATTCAGCGCCTGCACCAGGTCATTCTGTCGGTAGCGCAGGCCGGCGCCATCGAGCGCCTGCGCTGAATCAGTCCAGGGCACGCCACTTCGCTCCGCGGCAGAGATGCGTATCTGCCGCGGCGTAAACTTCCGCAGCCCTTCCCGAACGCAGTTCTGGATTTCCCAGATCGGCGCATATGGCCTTGCCCCAATCTTCGTCGTATCAATCCTCCGACCGTCTGCCCCGACCCGCTCGTTCGACTGCGTAATTTCCGCAGTCGATTCCAGACCCTCACGATAGAAACGGATCGTCTTCTCGTCTACCCCCAGGTGCCGGGCAATCTCCCGGTTTGCCCGGCTCGCCCCGTTCGGGTGGCGCAGCGCGGCCAGCACTGCCCGTTTCTTGTCTTCGTTCGAGCGGCGCAGCCCGTGGCTCTTGTTCGCAGCGTAGCTGGCCCACTGTGCATCAGCCTGGCTCCCCATATGGACGCGTGCGTCCACATAGAGCACCTTTTCGCCGGCGATCTTCCACTGCGCCGCCAGCCGATGGAAACCGTCGAACAACCAGTAACACGTGCCGTCGTACATCACATCGATCGGCGGCAGCAGCGCGCCGGCCTGGATATCCTCCACCAGCGCATCCACATATTTAGCATCCAGCCCGGCACGTGGCTGCGTTCCGCCGTCCGTGCGGATGTCCATCCCCATCAGCCGCTTGCTATTCGTTCCCCCCAGGATCGCCCCCAGCACATCGCTGGGCGCGCTATTGTCGTCTGGCTGCTGCTCGACCGGTTGCAACGTCGGATAATCAGGCGTCCGTCTGCGCATCCTGCCCTCCTGTGATCGCCGCAGAGCGTTGCACCTTCTCATTGCCCAGCACATCAATTTTCCCTAGAATATCTGGAGTCTCTCGCCTTGCCATCTCGCCCCCTATTTTTCACTATCACCACGGCCACCCAATCAGCCACAGCAGCAGCAGCACCAACGAAACCGACCCGAACAACAACACCACTTCCCCCAGCCTGCTGGAGAACATCGCATCACCCCAGAATGATGTTTCGGTACTCGTCGGGTGCGTACCGCCGGCGAATCTCCTCCGCCGCTTCCTTCGCCTCTTCCGCCTCGGTCGTGTGCCGCGCCCACAGCGCCGTCTGCCGGTCACTCTCCAGCACCGGCCCGGCCGAAAAGCCGCGCGTCAACCGTGTCTTGATGATCGCCGGCGAACGCACCGCCCCCGCCGCGCGATCCCTCACGAACCGGAACACCTGGTCGCGCACCGCGCCGAACGGGTGTTCCACCGCCAGCAGCGCCGCGCTGCCCAGGTCCAACCCCACCTCCGGGTCGGTCAGCAACGCAAACGCCTGCTGCTGCGCCTCGCTCCGGGTCGTCGTTCCCGGCGCTGTTTCCCCCACACCCCCTTCAGGTAGGTAGGTAGGATTAGATCCTTCCTTCCTACCTACCATCCTACCTGTAGTTGTATTAGGATGATCGTGGGACGCGCGTGGCGCGCGTCCAGCGCGCGCCACGCGCGTCCCACGATCAATTTTCTCATCTTCTGGCGAAGGTTGATCGTCCAGCGCGCGTGACGCGCGTCCAGCGATCACATCGTCCACCACGTCCACGACCGTTTGATCGTCCAGCGCGCGTGACGCGCGTCCAGCGATCACATCGTCCACCACGTCCACGACCGTTTGATCGTCCAGCGCGCGTGACGCGCGCGTGACGATCACCTTCCACCACACATGGATGCTATGATTGCGCTGATACGTGAATAGCCCCGCCCCGGCCAGCCCGGCCAGATGCCCGCGCACTGTGTTGTCGGACTGGGTGCCAACCACGTCCAGCAGTTCCGCATAGCTCAGCCGCACATAGCTTTCGCCGGGCGGCGTCCGCGCCGCCAGCCGCACCGCCGTCCGGTACATCGGCGCCGAGAGTTCCATTTTATCGAGCATCTCCAACAACTCTGCGAGCATCGCCTACTCTCCCCGCACCTCTGGCAGAAACACCTGGTGCGGAAAACAAAAATACGGCATATCGGAGTGGCATGGGCCGAAGCCCGGCACGATTGGCTCAGGCTCAGGCTCAGCCCACACGGGCCCGGCCAGCAACATCCACAGCACGGCCACCAACATCGCCCGCCTCATAGCCACACCACATTTACCCGCTCAGGATTCAACCAATCCGTTGCGATCAACCCCGCATCCGTCAGCGCCGCCAGGCACTCGCACCACTCCTCTGGCGTGCAGTCGAACATCTGCGTCGCCACCCACGTGGAGGTGCTTGCCTGCGCGCCGTGGCTCAGCGCCAGCATCGATGTAGCGATCTGCGCCTGCTCGTCGCTCAGTTCGTCCGCCTGCAAAATGCGCATCGCTACCCCCGCCTTGCTCCCGCCTGGCAGCGTCGTCGCCGGCGGGCTGGTCATTAGTTTCATTGCCGTTCCCCTTTTACAAATGTCACTTCCTGGACCATCTCGTCCCAGGACTTTCCGGTAAGTTCGCTGACCTGCCACGCTAGCGGCAGATGGCGTGCCCGCTGCCTGTCCCAGCGCTCTGGATCTGGCGGCCCGTTCCCGTTCGCCAGGCGCTTCAACTCCGCACGCACCAACGCATAGAACAACGCATCGTGATTCATTTCATCTCCGCACGCACCAACGCATCCGATCTCGTACACCGTCACACCGCGATCAACCTCCGTGCGATGCATTGCGCACAGCCACATCGCATTCCTGGCTGCTCTCGTCTCAAAAACGCCTATCGCCACAGGCGGGGCGCCACACTCACAGAATCTGCACTTCAGCAGGTCTTCTCGCACGTACCCGGGTATATGTAATGCCCGCAACCACTCCTGCATAGGATAGCTCTCACGTAAAATCTGCTAAACTGGGAGATGACAGGCCCCGGCCCGGTGCAACTGCCATCCCCCAACGGGGTTCTGTTCGTGCTGTCCGGCGGAGCACCGTCCCTCTGCCTGGCAGCAAACCACCGGAGGCCCTATGTCTGTCTACGAACTTCTTACGCTGTTCCTGCAATCCCTCTCTGTGGATCGCAGTCCTCGCACCATCCGCTGGTACGATGAGCAGGTGCGCCGCTTCCTGCACTGGCTCGCCGCCAATCGCCTGCACAATGGCAACTGGCTCAGCCGGGAGATCATCGAACAGTACCTGGCTGCCAGCCGTGCCAGTGGCAATCAGCCCGCCACCGTCGCAGGGCACTACCGCGCCCTGCGTGGCTTTTTCGCCTGGCTGGTGGAGCGTCAGCACATCCCGATCAGTCCCATGTCCGGCATGAAGCCCCCAGCCGTCCCCCCCAAAGAACCCCGCCGCACCGAACTAGATGAATATTTGCGCCTGCTCGAATCGATTTCGAGCTTCACATGGATCGACAATCGTGATAGACTCATCATTACCACACTGTTTTTATGTGGTGTTCGGTTAGGTGAGTGCACCCGCTTGGCTGCGAATGACTATCGCATTGCCGAGCATCTGCTGCGGGTCGATGGGAAAACCGGCGTTCGCCTGGTGCCACTCCTCCCCGCCGTCGAACGGGCACTTGTGGCCTACCTGTTCTGCCGCCCGGAGTCCGCACTGTCGCAGTTGTTCCTGGCCGCCGATGGCGCCAGGCATCCCCGCCTTGCTGCCATCCAAGAGAAGGGTATTTACCAGATGATCCGGCGCCGCTGCATCCGCGCCAACCTGCGCCCGCTCAACCCCCATTCGTTCCGGCACGGCTTGGCCATGTACCTCCTCAACAAAGGCGGCGACATGTCCCTGGTGCAGAAAGTGCTGGGACACAGTCAGATCAGCACCACGGCGAAACACTACGCCAACTGGCTGACCGAAGGACTGGTGGATGAATACACGGCGAAGATGAAGGGTGTAGGGAAATAAAAAAGCCGGGTCGCTAGATAACCAGATTATGTGTCTGGGTATCAAGGCCCGGCCTTAGGTTAGTCCCTAAATTGTGGCTCTGGGTGTCGTGGGTTCAATCCCCACTGGTCGCCCCTCGCCTTGCCGAGCTTCTCTTGGTAAGGTGCACTACCGCAGGCGGCCGAACTGATCATCTTTCTGAGTGGGCAGTTCGGCCGCTACAGGTCACTCCTCAAATTGCTTGGCTACATCTTCGTTGAATCGGTAGCCATACTTGGCCGCAAACTCTCGGAGATCAGACAAATCGATAAAGGTGAATTTACGTTCGCCAGTTCCCTCCTGACGAGCGCTTAATACACCATCCTCGACTTTTCGATGAACAGTCATCGCTGATCTTCCAATGATAGCAGCGGCTTGAGCTGCGGTGACCTCGGTCATAATACATGTCTCCATTGCGTGAATAGTGATACCGCCGTGAGTATTGTACATGAATTGTGTTATCATTGCAATAGGCAATCAACACGACCCTTATGAGGAGAGCATTATGATTTGGCGATTACTTACCGGCCGCCTAACCCGTGCTTCGCTGCTCACATTCATCATCATATTGGCACTACGTGCAAGCTATCTGATCAATAAGCACGATGCGGAATACTTTCAACGCAATGTTTTGTCGTTCATGAGAACACCAGAGCCAACACTCGTTACGCTAGATTGGATGGTCATCCCCGCACCTGAGGCTGTCGAGACAATGACAGCGCCGCTCTCCGAGCAAGGATACGAGCACCAAATACAACAGTTAATGTCAGAATTTGAGACCGCCGTTGATGAGATCAATTTGTCACTGGTTACAATTAGCGATGCAGGGGAGATGGCGCCCGAACAATACAATAAGCTGACTACAGAATTGGCTGATTCACTCAACCACTTGGATAGTGTTTCTATAGGTATAAGGAGACTAGCCCCCCCACTTCTGCATGATGCGTTCCATCAAAGAATACTCACCATGCTTGCCCTATATGAGAAGGTCAATCGAGCCTTGATTGCAGACTACGACAGCCCTGGCACGATCACAGAAGAGGAATACACAGAACTGAAACGACAACTCAAGCAAGCGATAGATGCACTAGATGATATTGAGGAGTCCGCACCTTACGGTGGGTAGGTCGGGGGAATCCCACCATCAATACAATCGTAATCTGAGGGGTAAATCCTTCGCTACGCCTGCCTTACAGAAATTCCCTGCAGTGCCAGCCGCAGCACCGTCTCCCGCTGGTATTTATCTAGCAGGTCAGCCTCCCATAACTCCGCCACCTTCCAGATGCGCCGCCCCCGGAAATACGCCCCCTGCAGTCGCAGGCTCACCGACCGGTCGTAGCTCCCCTTGCGCGCCAGGCTGTGCCAATACTCGCCTTGCACCTGCCAGGCCACGCTCAGCCCGCCGCCCACATCCACCACAAAGTCAGGCAGCAGCCCGCCGCTCTGCCGCCGTCCGCCAAACAGCATCGCCTGATAGGTGAACTTGATCCGCTCCTTCTCCAGCCAGGTGTAACAGATAAACTCCGGGATCGACCCCGCCGGGTACCGCTCCATCAGCGCAATGATTCGCTTCACCAGCTTCTCATCGCCGTCGAACGTCCGCAGCAGCCGCACCTCCAACGCATCCCGCAGATCAACCACCCGCTTGGCGCGCAGCCCAAACTTCGGCTCGAACTCCTTCCGCTTCCTGCCCAGCCCCCGGATCGTTTTGCTCTTGTCGATCCGCTTGAAGAGATTGGGCGCCTCTTTTGCCATCAGTTATACGCCCCCGGCGTCACCTGCTCGACCGCCACCTCGAAGGCCCACATCAGGCGCACCTCCTGGCTGGCGTCCAGCCATTCATATTGCAGGATATTCTCCGCGCTGCCCGTCGCCTTCACCTCGTACTGCGTCCCCGTCACATCCTCGAAAATAAAAGGCGGAACCTGTTCCACCAGTCCCCGCAGGTGAGCGATCATCTCGTCCGCCGTGTACACATTCACGGCCCCGTCAACCATCTCCTGGTCGTCGTGGATAATGATCGCCAGATTCCACGCGCGCCGATCCGTCACCATCGGTAGCAGCTTCGTCGCCACTGCCTCGATCTTCGGCGTGCTCGCCGGCGTGTCCGTGCGCAACAGCAGGCCGAGCTTCAACCAACTGCCGTTTGGCCGCGTGGCGTAGTCGCTCCATCGCAGCTCCTCGGCATCCGCCGTCGCCGTGCCCAGGCTCGTCCACTCCTCCGTCTCTGCATCCCGGTAGTAGACCACCACATCGGTATCGCCCGGCGTGAACTCTCCAAACAAGCGTACACTCTCCCAATCCTTTTGTAGCTCGCGCAGACCGGAGTAAATGCGACCCGTCTCCAGCCACCCGTGGGGCATGAAACTGGCGCTACTGTCGTTGTACGGATTGATCGCCCAGTCTGGCGCATAGATAGAGAAGATCGCCCACTCGTCCGAGGATACCCACAACCGGCTGCGCACCCGGTCGTAGTACATCGAACGGATCCCAAAGTCCGGCGGCAGCGTCGCCAGGTGGTGCCACCCCTGCTGCGTAAAGGCCCACACACTGGCCGGGTCGCTGCTTGTCGTGCCATTCACCCCCGCCACCAGCCACGAGGAAAGCCCCGCCAACGCCGCAATTTTGCCCAGCCGCCGGTTGTTCAGGTCGTTGTCGCGGCTCACCCACACATCCTGCAGGCTGCCATCTTCGCTGTAGCGCAAAATGCGCCCAGCCACTGGGATATAGAGCGCACCCTGGTGCACCACCATGCCCACCCCGTTGCCCTCGTCGATCGTGCTCCACGGGAACAGCCCCACTGCCACATCACCCGGCGCCACATAGTACAGCGCCTCATCTGTCGCCACATACAAATATTGCCCAAAGCCCGCCATCCCCCGGATGCGGTAGTCGCTCGGCCCCACGTCGTTGGTGATCGCCGTCCACGTCGTCCCATCCGTCGAGTACCACAACTGATTGTTGTATGCTCGCCACAAGTACCCCGCCCAGGAGCAAAAAAAGTGGGCATCATTGGTAGAGTTGCCACCCGTGTCACTGCTCAGTGTCCACGTCGAATAGTTCGCCCCTTGTGGAATGTACACCACGCCATCGAACAGCACCGGCGGCCCTACCTCGTCAGGCGCCAGACCGCTCCATGTCGAGGACATCCCAGTTACCGTTACTGGCTCCCATTGGTTGCTGCTGGCGTTGTAGGTCAACGCCCGCGGCGTGGCGGTCAGGTTGCCCGTGCTGCCTTGGCGCAAATACCCCACCGTGCCGATGCTGTCGCCGTCGATAAAAAACCCACGGGCGCCGGTCAGATCATACATATCGGCGCCTGGATAGCCAGCAAACGGCTTTGACCAACAGAAAAACGGGCACTGCCCCGTGTTGGCGTTCCACGTGCTGCCGTCATAGGTAAAGCTATTGTCGCCATAGCTGTCGCCCTCCACCAGCGTGATCTCGTTGCCATTGCTTGTTGGATAAATCACCCAATGGCAGGTCACGTCGCCGTTGATATCTGCGTTATAGGTGGTCGAGAGCGGGATATAATACCACTGGTAGCCAGGCCGGTAGTTCTGCGCCGCCGTCGGCGTCAGCGTACCCGTCCGCAGGCTGCTGCCCGGCTGCCCGGCGCTGTCGCTATAGAGCGCCGCCGTCACCTCTACACCTGTGGCAATGTATCCGTACACGGCTACCCCCTCGATCTCCGGTCTCTCGGCCGGGGCTTCGCTTATGGTGCCGAAAATTGTTATCTCAATGCTGATGCGTGTCGGATTGCCCGTGCCGCCCACCGCCTGCACGGTGTATGCTGTTGCTTCCGCTGGCATATACGCGGGCGTCTCGTCGCCAAATCCGGCGCCAACAACCAAACTGGCAAACTTCATCGGTGCGCACCCCAGCGCCGCCGGCAGGATCACCTGTTGCGGCACCCGTGTCTCCGCCTCGGCGAACAGAAAACCACCCGCTTCCGCCTGTGTCTTGCCCACGCCTGCCTGCCAGTCCGCCATCAGGAACGTAGACCACGCCTGCAAATCCCCATACTGGCTGCCCGTGCTCACTCTGGCTGCCATCGGGTTCGCCGTCATCGCCCGGTAGTTGCGCGGGTCGTTCAACAAATAGGGGCGCAGCGTCGCCGCTGTCGCCCCCAACTGAATATGCCCTCTCATGTCTCCCCTCCCCGGCTTACCCGCCCGCCGTCGCTGTCATCTCATAGGTAAACTGGATCGAATCCCCGTCCACCACGTTGATCGCCGTGAACACCGACCGATCCATCAGCGTCCCGCCAGACGATGCAGAGAATAGACCCTGCTCCGTAATCGCCCGTGTCGCCGTATAGGAGATCGTCCCCACGCTGCGGTAAATGTTGGCGGCTGCCCCTTCCGTCTGCGTGCCGGTGGCGCGCCCCGTCTCCACTTTCGTGCCCAGCCCGGTGTCTCCAGCCGCTTCGCTCCCGGTGCCCGTACCCGAATCGTGATAAGCAAATGTGCTGTGCGCCGCCTGGCTCCCCTGTAGCTCATCCACCAGCAGGGTAACGTAGGCCGTCGTCACCACCCGCCAGCCCAGCACGCCATAGTTCAGCGTGCTGCCATCCGCCCGCACCAGCACCGCCGAGAGTTTGCCCAGCAGCACCGGCGCCCCAAACAGCCGGCTGTACAGCCCGCCCACCACGTGCGCCAGCCAGCCCCACCAGTACCCAATGCGCAACCCGTTGCGCACTCGCCAGCTAAGCGGCGCTCGTTCTCCGCCGATCTTCCGAGCAGTCAACGCACCGCCCAATACGACATTGCTTTTCATGTCTCTCTCCTCACTACGCTGAACTTCAGAACCAGCTATCTTTCACTCGGAACGACCCTTCGTCTGCGGCCTGCCCTGTCCCCGTACTATAGAAACGGTAGTGCCACGTCCCCACCCGGTTAGCATTCACATCGACGTAATAGTTGCCCGTTGCGCTGCGCACCAGCTGCGCATCTGTCCCGTACGTGTACGTCGTGGCTATCCCGGCAGCGTCTCTCACCTGAAAAAGCACCGCCGACGGATCCATCGGCGTGCCTGCACTCGTCGCAAAACTCGCCGAGCAGCGCACCAGGTCGCCCATGCTGTACTGGTTCATGTCGCATCTCCAATCGTCAACACTGTCTGCGCCATGTCTGTGGCGGCCACCGCCGTCCACCTGGCATTGCCAATCGCCAGCATCGTCTGCGCAGCGTCGCCGATTGTCACATCCACCTTCGGCGCCGAAGGGCTGAACCAGTTGCGAACAACACTGCCCGCCAGCCCAATCGACCCTGCCAGCTGCTTCCCGATCTGCCGGACAATCCCCCCGGCCAACTCCACACTGCCTGCCACCCGCTTGGCTGTGCTCTTACGCACCACCCCGGCCAGCGTCAGCGCCCCGCCCACCGCCTGTTCAATCACCCCGGCCAGCAACTGCGTAGCCAGGTTGCCCGCCGTCGTCAACGCCCCGGCCAGCGTCCTGGCTGTCTGTTTCGCCACTGTCCCGGCCAGCGCCAGCACGCCGCCAACACTCGCCAGCACCGTGCGCACCGCCGCCAGCACCCCCGCCAGCCCCACGCTGCCCGCCACCCGCCTGGCCGTGCTCTTGCGCACCGTTCCCGCCAGCCCCACGCTGCCCGCTGGTCGCTTGCTCGTCCGCTTGTTGGCGGCCCCCGTCGGGGTCAGGCTGCCCGCTGGTCGCTTGCTCGTCCGCTTGTTGGCGGCCCCCGCCGGGGTCAGGCTGCCCGCTGGCGTGCTGTAGTAGGTCGTCCCGCTGGCAAGGTCCACTGCCGTCCACTGCGTGCCATAGGTGTTGGCGTTGCTGCCGCCATAGCTGGCAATCCCCGGCGCACCAGCCGTCAGTGCGCTGTTCGTTGCCTCGCAGTCCAGAGAGCCGTTCAGGTAGCCACGGATCGTGCTGCCGTCCACCTCGATCCGCAGGGTGTAATTCGTGCTGGCAGTGATCGCCGATCCTGTGTCCAGGATCGTTTCGCTGCCGCCATTGATATACACCAGGTAGGCGGAGTCTCCGCCGAAAATCATGTAGGCGTAATAGCTGACAGTCGCCGATCCCACCAGTCTCGCCGCAGGCCCGATGCCAATTGCAGCGGCGCCGCTGCGCGCTGGCATCTCCACATAGTAATTGCTGGAGTCCATCGCGGCGCCTGTCCACCGCGCCTTCTGATAATCATTCGTGGAATCGCACCGGACATTGTTTGATGCTATCGCCCAGTCGCCATAGTCCTCTGTCCAGTCCACACCCAAACTGGACGAGTCGGCCCGATCAAAACTGTCCGACCGGGTGGCCATCTACCGCACCCCGATCCGAATCCACAGCGCCATCACGAAGGCCAGCCCGATCAAGGGTGGCCAGCAACCCGGTTGTGCTCTCATGTGTATCTCCAGCGTGGCGCCCGTGGCGTGTGTCGCCGCCAGAACATATCCGCTCGACCCTGAAAGTAACTCAGCATCCGCTCGTGCAGGTCACGCTCCTTGGGACTGCCATCCGTCAAACAGCGCTCGTGTGCGTACGCGCACGCTTGATCGCTCAACTGCTGGAACAGCGCCCAGTTCGGCGCCGCCACGCCCCACAACACCGCGTCGCCTGTGTCATGCGTCGCCGCCGTCGTCTCGTGCTGCCCGCGCACCAGGTTCTGCAGCGCCGTCGTGCTGGCGCCTACGCTCACCCCTCGGTATCCGATCCACTCCGCCCCGATCCGCATCCAGCCTGTGCGCTCGATCATCGGCAGCGGCTGATCCACCGTCAGGCTGGCATCCGTCGCCGTAATCCCTGCGCTGAGCGCAGGGATTACGGCGGGCAGCCGCCCGTTGCGCACTCGATACAGCAGCCGCACCTGTCCGTTATACGGGACAAGGTCCAGCCGCAGCGTGCGCGTGCCATCCTCGGCTGGCTCTACCTGCCATGTCAAGATGTCCTTCCATGTGCTCAGCGTCGTCCCGTTGGGTAGCAGCGGGTCAACCGGCCACTGTGCCTGGGGTTGCACATCATCCGGTAACCAATCCGCCAGCGCTATCTCAAACTGGTCGTTCACCCATCCGCCTGGGATCTCATAGCTGGCCGTCGAACTCACCCGTCCGTGCCATTGCTCAATCGCCTGGTTCAGGCAGTGCAACAACTCCGTTTCCGTCCACCGGCTTTGTCCACTATCGCGTAGCCGCGACTGCATGTCGTTGAGCAGCACCGCCTGATCACGTAGATTCAGCACTATGCCTCCTCAATCAATACGTACCGGTCCCGCTGCGCCCTGGCTCGATGGTGGTCACACCACCACGCCCGCACATACCGTGTGCACTGCGCCAGCACCAGCACCCCCAGCCAGCTCACTACACCCGTGTTCAAGTGAAGCAGCAACGGTACGGGGCGCCAGTAGCGCAGCAACACCAGCCCGATCAGCAGCAGCAGAAAGAAAACCGCCAGGCTCGCATAAATCGCACAGCGCATCTTCTGCCGTTGGTTCAATGCGATCATCGCCAGATACCAAAAGCCAGGAAACAGCATCGCATACCAGAACGCCCGGATCGCTTCATCCCAGCTCATCGCATCGCCGCCATAATCGTCAATATCATTGACGCCACCACCGCCGACAGGAGGAGGGTCCATTGTAGTCGGGACAAATGGTATCCGTTTGCTAACTGCTCCATAAATTGCAAAATGGTTTCCAACTCGTCTAACTCCTCAGAGTGATCGCCAGCGGCCAACGCCATCCGGTGTTGCGTCGCGGCGTCAATGTCTTTGCCATCCCGCATCCACTTCTCATAGGTGTAGACCTCTTGCTCCAGGTAGCGTCGGCGTCGATGGAGCGCGGGGAACCCTCGCCGTTTATCCATGCCATGATCACATATCGGCCAGTACACCCGTCACCGTTACGGCGCCGGTCGTCCACGCGCTGATGCGCGCCCGCACCTGCCGCAACCCCAGCACCGTCAGCCGGAACAAACCGTCTGCCGTGGCCGTCGTGGCTGCCGCTGCGCTGTTCAGGTTCGTGGCCTGAATAGCCACCCAGTTGGCTCCATCCACCGTCCCCTCCCAGGTGATCGTCGCCGTCGTAATTCCCTGCACCTGCGCTGTCAACGTGTAGTACGGACCATCTGCCACCGGCGTGCAATCCGCCGCCGTGCCGTCACCCGTCGCAACTGCTGCGCTCTGTAGCACAATTGTTTTATAGCAACTCATGGGAGTCAACTCCTATATAGAAATCCGCAGAGAGGCTAGGCGCCCACGCAACCTACATCAACCCCACGTTTGACGTGGGCCTTCGGTTGAGCAGGCGCGCACGGACGAACCCGACCTTCACCCCTCTGCGAACTCTCGCAAACTCTGCGAACCTACCCAAGGAAATAGATCGAGATCGTCAATTGCCCGGCTACCACGGCCGTAAAGTCGGAACCGCCCGTAACCGTCAGCGTCACCGATGCCGCCGCCACGTGCACCTGCGTGCCGCTCGGTGCGGCCATGTCGATGGCGTTGGCCGTCGTAAATACCGAAGGCGTGCCCGTGTTATAGCGATCTACGTCTGTGCCGTCGCCCACGGTGAGCGTAGCGCTCGTGTTGCCCGTAAAGCCCGTCACATTACGCAGCACCGTGCGCAGCACCCACGCCCCCAGCGGAATCTGCTCGACCAGCACATACGTGCCCGCCGCGCTGCCGCCGTCCGTGAAGTCGGCAACCGTCACCGTCTCCCGAATCTCTCCCCATGTCAGCGCCCAGTCATCGTCGCGGCCGTCGCTCTTGCGCTTCTCATACCAGCGCGTGCTCGTGCTGTTGCGCCGACAATACAGGCTGCCCACTGCCGCCGTTGCCCAGGCGCCCCGGTCGCCGTCAGGAACATCCGGCCCGTACCATTGCGCCGGCCCGGCCCCGTCGATCCCGCTCTCAAATTGTTGTAGCTGATTGGTAATCATCTGTGCTCCTTATATGGGCAACAGCGAAAGGGCGAAGGTGTACCCCTCGCCCCTCGCCCCTCGCCCTGCTCAGCTAGTCGTGCTGAATCCGTAGATCAGTCCGTGGCTCTTCTCGTTCGCAATCGCCAGCGTGTATTCCCCAACCACGTCGGTCAGGTAGTAGTCGCCCTGTTCGGCGATCTTCCCGGCTTCGAAGGGACGCACCGGCAGCCAGCCGACTTTCTCAGCGTTGATGAAGTACATATACCCCGCCGGCGCCATCCAGTCGTACACCACCTCGACCTCGCCATGCGGAGTTTTAATCATCGTGATCTCGCTGCCGCCGCGCGTCTCGTCGCGGGTGGTGCGGATCATTCCCTCATACATGCCGTTGATCTTCTCCAGCCCCCACGACCCGGTGATCACATGCGTGCACATGCCGCCCGCATCTCGAATCTGGCGGATCTTCGTGTGGATGTCCGATCGTTGCAGGCTGGCGCTGGCCAGGTTCGCCACGTTGGTTGTCACGAACGCACCGAAGCCGCCCATGCTGCCATACGCCGAGGCTGTGCGTTGCACCCGCTTTCCATAGTAGAACGTCCGTTGCAGGAACTGCGCAAGCTTGCCCGCCTGCCCGCTGTTAGCGAAAAGTTTACCAACCTGGTAATCCATTTCATCCTCGACGCCATACTTCTTGATCGCAATTGCCGTCTTTGTTGCTTGCGCGGCCTCGCTGATGATCTGGCTGTAGTTGTACGGCTGGGTGGTCGTGGTCGAGTGGCCGGTCGTGGCGTTGGCGCCTTCGGGCATGGCGCGTGTCAACAGCGTCACCGTGTTGCCTGTGGTGTGTGCGGCCGCGGTCGTGCTGCCATAGCCACGCACAATGGTCAGCGTGTCAGTGCTCACGGCACTGACTAGCATGTACTCGCTCTCCACCGAAATGATATCGCCCTGTCTGAAGTAGGCGCCGGTTCCGGCGGCCACAGTCAGATCGGTCTCGCTGTCGTCAAAGCCGGACTCATCCATCGTGGTCGTATACGGCGACATCGTGTCTTCAATCCACTCGATCTTGGTCGAAGGAAAATTTACTAGCTCGAACTTGCGCACGTTCTCTGGCCCAAAGCCCAAGATGTTGAGCAACGGCGCCTCTGTCCAATCGATCATGAACACGGCGTCGGCAATCGAGCGCATGTTCACGCCACTGTCGGTGTAGCTAGTCCGGGTTCCGGTAGCCATAGTTTGTTAACTCCTTCGTGATTCTCTCACCGCTTTGGCCCACGCTGCCGGGTCTCGGCTGCGCTTGGCCGCGTCAAATGCTGCTGATAGATCGTCACTCGCCGGAGTCGATGCGCCGCCGCCCAAATACGGTGCGTTCGCCTCTTTCTTGCGTCCTTCCATGCGGTCGATCTGTTTCTGTAGATCTCCCACCTGCACACGCAATTTCAGCGCGGCCCGCTGCCATGCATTGGCGTAATCTGTCGCCTGCCCGATCTCGGTTGCGTCCACGCCTGTCTCTCTGGCGATCTGTTCGATGTCCTGCTGCCTCTGATAGGCAATGATCTCCAGTTCTCGCTGCTGCTGCATGTTCTGGATGGCGCCCTCGAGTTCCTTCTTTTCGTACTGAAGTTTCTCGAAATCATCGAGCCCCTTCAGTTCGCTGTCTCGAACCCGCTTTGCCATCTCTGTATTCTGCTGCTGCAACTGCGCCATCTGTCTCTGCCAGGCGCCTTGCACCTTGCGGAAGTTATCATCCTCAAACAGGTTGAAACCCTTCTGCTTGGCGTCCTCTGGCTTGCCATCAGCGGGTGCATCAGCCGCGGCCGGGGTCGCTCCGCCGCCGCTGCTGGGGACTGGCGGCGTGCTCGGTTGCCCGGCCTCGCCCCTCGCCCCTCGCCCCTCGCCTCTCCCTGCGAACTGAGGCTGCCGTCCGCTGGCTGACGCTTGACCACCGGTCTCTGGTGATGGCGTCGTATTGCCCGCTGGCTGGCCGCTTGTCAATTCCTCTGCCATGTTCTTCTCTCCTGGAAATCATTTGACCAATCAAAAAGAGCGGACGCCCGTCTACCGGACATCCGCTCCCGCTTCCCCATATTCTAGCACGTTCGTTCTGCGCCTGCTACCCCTGCACCCCTGCCGCCCCGCCCCAGAAATACCAAGACCCGGACTGCTCCGGGCCTTGATACAAATAGCAGGACGGTTATCTGGGCTGTGAGGCGCCAGGCGACGACTGATGCGCACCACCCCCACAGTCTAGCACAGCTTGCACCGGGCTGCTACCCCTACCCTAGAAATACCAACGCCCGGAGGCGGTCCGGGCGAAGGCGAGTTATGCGGGCGTGAATGCGGCGGACTTGGCGGTTTAGTCGCATTTCACTGCATAAAAGTATAGCACAGCTTGCACTGGGCTGCTACCCCTACCCTAGAAATACCAACGCCCGGAGGCGATTCCGGGCGAAGGCGAGTTTAGCGGGCGTGAATGCGGCGGACGTGGCAGTTTAGTCGCATTTCACTGCATAAAAGTCTAGCACAGCTTGCACTGGGCTGCTACCCCTACGGCGTATAGGGATTGTACAACCTCGGCGGCTCGTTCGGCGATCTTCCCGGCTTCGAAGGGACGCAGGCCTGCTACCCCTACGGCGTATAGGGATTGTACGACCTCGGCGGCTTGTACCGATTCCACGGATCGACCATGCCCTGCGCCTGCTGTGGCGCCCCCAGGCCACTTGGTGGTGGCTCCCACTGCTGTGGAGGCGTGAACTGATTCCAGTAAGGCGTCTGCTGTGGCGTCCCCAACCCGCTTGGCGGTGGCTCCCATGCCGGTTGCTGCGGTCGATACTGTCGCCACGGCTGCGCCTGCATCGGTGCATCCCACGCCCCCACCCCTGCCCATTGATTCGTCGGCTGCTGCGTCCCCTGCTGCGTCCCCTGCCCACCGGGCGGCCTGTACTCCTGCACCACGGGCGGCGCCTGCTGCTGCTGTCGCTGTGCTTCCTCCTCCTTCCGGTATGCCTCGACAATCTCCGGTCGCACGCGCGCATTGGCCCCGCGCAGCCCCTGGTAATCTCCCCATACCACATTGCCATTACTGTCGAGCTTGCGCCCGTTCTCGTTGAACGAGACCTTCCCGTCTCCACTTACGAATACCGCATTCGCCGGGTGTGTTGCCATCTTTCTCTCCTCTCCCTTAGCTGCTTCTCGGTCTCCATGCCTTCAACTGCCCTGGCGCCAACCGATCCCCGGCCCGCAGCCACGACGTATCGATCTGATTGTCGCCCGATCTCCAGCGCCGCAACATCTGCGCCGGCACCTCCAACTCTCTGTCCATATACCGCGGGTCAATGCGCGGCGGGTACACCTTCGGCTGCCAGCTTCCGCCGCCACCGCCACCGCCCCAACCGCCGCCGCCACCCCAACCACCGCCGCCGCCATAGCTCGCCCCGCTGCGAGTCGTGGCCGCCATGCTGTTTGTTTTCGGCAGGTTGCCGTACCACCAATCGAAGAACGGCGACAGGCTAGGGTTGTCCTTGTAGTACTGGCTCTTGATCGGCTTCGGTGCGTTCCTCTTGTATCCCTCCACCACCCGCCAGATGTCCGCCCCAAACATCTCCTGCGCCGTGCTGTAATCCCCGCCCAGGTCATAGCGGAATTTCTCATCATCCGCCGTGTCTTCGTTATCCTCGCCCGGCCGCCCGTACAGCCACGCCCCCACTGTAAACGCTTTCGGATTGGCGTCCAGATACTGCGACCGTGCTGCCTTTGCTTCTGGCGTGTCAGCGTAGGCAGGCGTCTTCGCCCACGCCAGCACACCTTCCTGCCCAAACATCTCCTGCGCCTGCTGATAGGCGTCCGGCTGAAACGTGTAGAGCTGCACCGCTCGCAACTCTGGATACTGCGCCTTGAAATCCCGCCTCTGTTGGCTGTTGCTGGGCAGGGCTAGGTACTGCTCGTACAGCCCGCCCGTCTCCTGGCCAAAGACCTCGTACACCTGCGCCTTGCGTTGCTCCCACTGCACTGTCCCCTGCTGATATTTGGCGAAACTGGCATTGCGCATTGCCCACCCTTCCGCCGTGGTAGGAACTTCCCCACTCATACCATTGACCCCAGGGGTTATAGCCATCTCTGTATTTTGCGGCTTCCCTGTCTGCGGCATCCCCGGCGCCTGTCCATTGAGTCCACCCAGTCCACCCGACTGCGGAACTTCCGCAGTCGCCAGCATATCCGGCGCCGCCTGCCCTAGCGTCAACCCTGCCTCCCAATCCCCTGCCCCCACTGGCCGCCGCTCACTACCCACCGGCCTGGGCATCCCCGGCTGATAGGCGATCTGCGCTGCGTCCTCTCCTACTGCCTGTCTACTCTCTGCATCATCGACGCCTACCTTCTTCCACTCCTTGTACCCCGTCAGCCGCATGTACGCATCCGGGTTCGCATTGCGCCACGCCCGCCAGTCCGCCGCACTGTTCGACGCCCGCTCTATGTCGAAGATATCCTCGCCGAAGATCGCCTGTGCTTCCTGCCAGTCGTCGCCAAAGTCATAGGCGAAGTCCTCATCGATCGTTGGTCTGCCGTTAATCCAGAATCTCATCTCCGCATCGGTCGGGTGCGCCTGGTTCCACTGCGACAACTGGTCGTAATACTGTTGCAGCGTTGCCTCGTCCGCTCCCACGGGATAACTCGGCCGCTCTGGGTTGTACAGCGTCGCCCACGCCTCCGGGCCAAAGAGCACCACCGCCTGGTCATACTCAACCGGATTGTACCCCGCCATGATCGCCTCACGCACCGCCGGATTCTGCTGTTTCAGTGCGTCCCGCTCCGGCCCCTTCGCCGCCGCGTGATACTGGCTCCATAGTGCTTGACCCTCTGGCCCCATCCGCTCTGCCACTGCCCCGGCCTTCGCATTCCAGTTGGCCGCCGTCGTCTCCTGCCGCAGCGCTTCCTTTTCCGCCCATCCTCGTTCCACATCCGTGGCGTACTTCATTTCCTTGTACTGCCGTAGCATATCCGACGAGTAGCGGCCTTGCACCAGCTTCACCAGTTCCCGCTGCCATTCGTTCGTCGGGTCGCCTTCCGCCTGATACACAAACTGATTCAGCCGCTGGTCGATCACGTTCAGCCGCTGCTCTTCCCAGGTCGCCTTCGCTGCATAGTACTGCTGCATCTCTGCATTACTGGCGTTGTCCCCAGGATAGGTCGGCTTCCCCGCCACGTTGAACAGCCGTTCTAATTCATAGATGGCCCGTTCCGCCGGGTTCGCTCCGCTCGGCGCCTTCGGGTCACTCTCCGGCAACCCAGGATAGCGCCCCTTGATCTCCGCGGCCTTGTCGTAGTAAGGCCCTTTGATGGCGTTGATCTCCTTCTCGGTGATCTCCGGATTCGCCAGGATCGCCCGCGTCACAGCATTCGCCATCGGCCCATACACCTGGTTGTCCAGCAGACCCCACATCTCGCTGCGTTGCGCGGCCTGGGCAGGCTCCAACTTGCCCGGCGCCACATTCGTCGACCACGCCACCGGCAGCCCTGGGTTCGCTTCCAGCACATCCCGCCGCTGCTGCGCACTGCCGTATGGATTCATCTGCGGGTCGTACCCGGCCTGCCCGTATGCCTGCTGCGCCTGGCGGATCTCCCCTTCCGAGTCGGGGTAATAGTAGAGCGGTGCACCCGCCGCCAGTCCCGTCGCACTGGTCAACAGCCGCTCTCCTCCTCCCTGCTTCTGCGCTGCTAGATAGGCTGCGTCTGCTGTCTTCTGCGCCTGCTGCGGAATCCCCGCATACCGATCCCGACCGTTCTCCAGGTTGACGACGATCTGCTGTGCATACTGCGCTGTCTCCCCGTCGAACTGTCCCTCCTGCGCCATGTTGCGCAGCGCCCGCCGTGTGCGGTAGGGGTCGTAGGCATCGCCTCCGCCCGGCAACCCCTGCCCCGTCAACGTCTGGCTAACATCACTCATCACCCCGTACATGGGCACATACTTGCGCGGCTGAGTCTCTACCCGCTTCTGTCCGCCGGGCAGCGGCGCCACTTGGTCAAAGTAGGCGTCGAGAGCATACTGCATAACAGGCATAAAGCCTGGCGTCACCTGCTGGAAGCGCATAATCATCCGCTCCAGATCGTTGTTCGCAGCTTCTGGGTCTACAAAATTATTGATCGCCTGCGGCAGCAGCCAGTTCATGATGTTGCCCATGCGGATTTGGCCGCCCGGCACATTCACCGCGGGGATCGAACCCTCCAAACGCTGTGGCATATCCTGTCGCCGGTTCTCCGTGTTAATCGCCCGGTTCGTCTCGTACACCAGGTTCAGCGTCTTCGGCTGCGTCATCAGCCGCCGCGCCCACGTCGCCCCGCCGCGCGACCAGAAGTAATGATAAGGCGCCACCAGACTCAACAGACTGTCGAAGCCCCGGCGATCCTGGTAGTTCAGCATGGCGCCGTTCGCCAACGACTCCCCAATGTTCCGGCTCTCCGCCACCACATTGTCAAAGGTCGGCATCAATCCATCGATAGCCTGCAATAGGAAGCGCTTCTGTCCGGCGTCCAGTGTGTTCGGCGTCCGTTGCGCCAGTTGAGGTAGCGCCGCTATAATCCGTTCGCCTGCCTCGTCTAGCGATGTGATCATGTGCATCGCCACATCGCCCACTTCCGGTTGTTTGCGTTTTCCCCACTTCGTACGAATCAACTGGTACACATTCTCCAGCGTCTCCTGCGGGTCGTCGGTCAGGAAGCCCGGTCCCGTCATCCCCTTGAACATCGGCGTGCTGGATTCGTAGGTGATCATCCCGGCGTAAGGGCTGTCTGCGTCCGGCATCTTGCCCCGCACCTGGGCGATCCACTCCAACACCTGCCGCCTGCTCTGCGTTGCCAGTTCCCGGATCGATGCGTCATCCATCCCGAAGCGCTTCAGTTCGTCGTAGGTGTCCGCCACAATCTGTGTGACATCCATCCCTTTGAACTGGCGTGCTTCTGTGATCGCCGCCTTGTTCTCTGTGAAGTCGGCGCCTGCGTCCACATAGCGCTGCAGGAAACGCTCCACGTCGCCCAGGTCGTTGATCGGCTCGCCGCCCACCGTCGTGCCTATCAAATCCTGGAACAGTCCTTCGACTTCCTGGGGGTTTAACCGGCTGTCCCTGCTCACCAGTTCAACCCGGCCATCCTTATTGAAGCGCCGCACAATGCGCTCTAGTTCGAGATGGTTGCCCCACGTCGCCGCCACATCCGAGTCCCACGCCTGGCGCATGAACTCACGCAACTCATCCCGCCCTGCCATTCCCTGCTGACCTTCGAAGGTCATCCAGGATGTTTCCACCGCAGGCTTAGGCCCCTTGCTTGTCCCGGTGATGGCGTGCGCGATCTCCTCCGGAGAGTATCGCTTCAACTGCCCGTTGGTATAGCCCATCTCCCGCAGCCGATCCCCATACTCGGTGATCAGTTGCTTCTTCCCGGCCTGCACAAGCTCAACCACCTTCGCCTGTTGTTCCGGCTTCACCCAGGCCACCGGTTTCTCCAACCCCTCCAGGCTCTGGTTTTTGAACCGGCTCCGCTTCCCTGTCTTCTCATCAGTCACATAGTACCAGCCGCCGCTCTCGCTGCGTTTCTCGACGGTGTACAGCGCCCCGGTCTTCCTGTGCCGCACCTGTGCGCCAGGCTCCAACGGCGCCGCCCGCTGCGGGCTATCCCAATTTTTCGGCTTGGTCAAGCGTGCGTTGGGGTCAAGGCTTTCTGCGCTTGGCGCCCCTGGCGTTGCCTGCGCAGGGTTGGCCGCCGAGGATCGCATCCCGAAATCAACATCATTCGCCGGGTCTGTCGCTTGCCGTAACTCCTGCTGTGTCCACGGCGCCCGCCAATCCGCAGGAAAATCTGGGTAATCCGTAAAGCCTGCCTCTGCTGTCCCCACATTCGAGGGTGTCAGCGTTCCGGTTGGCTTGCGCACTGGCAGCGGGTTCGCCTGGGCAATCTCCTCAAGCACCGGTTTGATCCGGTCCGACTGGTCTGTCACCTTGTACCAATCGTTCAGCACCTCCGCTGGCACAAGCGGTGCAGCCTGATGCGGGTCTCTGCCAGGTGTATCGAATTGATGGATCGTCCCGTCGTCCATGCGCCGCGCCAGCCAGTAGCCCTTCTTTTCTGCTGGCCCCAGCAGGAAGAACTCCCCACCGGCGAAGTCGTCCACCCAGCGCAGTTGGCTGGGAACCTGCTCCGCCATCCCTTGCGCCACAATCGCCCGCTTTGCCGCCTCGTTGTAAATCGTCATGTTGTCGAACGCTCGATACCATGCCGAATTCCTGGCCGCAAAGTAATCGTCCCACTTCAGCGCCCCTTGCAGCGCTTGCTCTCGCTGCTTTGCCAGCCACGCCGCCACCCGGGCGCCTTCCATGTCGATGCTCTGCTGCGCCGAGCGCAACACATCCAGCGAATCTACCGACGGGAAACGCTGAAACGCATCGTACAACTGCACCATGCTGGCGTCGATATACTGCCGGTTGGCCTCAATCACTGCCTCCCACGTTTCCCGGCTGTCCTTCGAACTGCCCAATGGCGTGATCCGCACCGCCGCATTCTCTGCCTGGTCATAGTCAAAGTACCGGCGCAACGCTGCCCACCAGTCGTACTTGCGTTGCACCTCTCCCCCGGCCACCACCGTGCGCAAATCATCCGCCGCCCCGGCGATCGTAGCCGACAAATCGTCGCTCAACTGCGTGTAGATCTTCCCCGTCTCCTCGAACTTGCGCAGCCACATCTCCGGCGTGGATGCATCCGCCGCCAACCGGCTCAACTCATCCACCTGCCGGCGTGCGCCTGTCTTCAGCCCGTGCAGCGTCGTCAACAGGTCAAACGCCACGTTCATCGCCGTGGGGTTCTTAACCGTCGCCATCTCCTGCAGGAAGCTGTCCATTGCCTCCTGCTGCCCGTCGATCAGCCTACCCGCCAACGCCTGCGCCTGCTGCTGCGCCTGCTGGGGATCGACCCCGGCCTTCGTCGCCGCCTGCGTCAGGCTATCCATCATCTCCGCCGCTTCGTCCACGGCGTCCAGCTTGCTCCACTCATACACACCCGGCTGCGGTGCAGCGTTGCGCAGAATGTCGCCGTAGCGCACCTTCTCCTGCCCGACAATCTGCCGCACCCACGTGGCGATCTCCCCCATCTGGTTGGAGGGATCGGGGCTGTTGCGCAGCCAATCCTCGATCCCGTTCTGCACTTCCTTCCACCCATCTGCCGAAAACAACTCGTCAGGTACGCCCAGTGTGCGCGGGTCGAACGGCTGGTAAGCTCCATAGATTACCTTGCGTGCGGCCTGCGCTACATCTTGCTTACCGCCGTACACCCCCGCCGAGATCACCGAGTTGACAATCGACTGCCCCATAGCCGGGTCAAGCCCCAATCTCTCCACCTGTGGCGACAATGTTTCTTTCACCACGTCGCCCCACAGCTTCCCAAAGCTGCGGTTGAACCCCTTGTCAAAAGCCCGTAGATAGAACGCCTGTTCCCCAAACGGAACATTTGTTCCAAACAGATGCGTCATCCCCGACCACACCTGGCTCGCTGCTTCATTCAAACTCGCGTAGGGGTTGTTCTTCTCCCAAATTCCCCGGCTCCAGTGCTGCCCCTGAGAGGTCGCCGTCTGTCCGGCCTGGCCGCCCGCCATCTTCGCCGCCCCGCTAAGCGTCTCCTGTATCCGGCTGGTCGGCGCCGCCCCCACAAACTTGGCGCCAAGCTCGTCGAGGATACCGCTCACACTGCGCAGCGTGTACAGGTCATCCGCCATCGTCGCCGCCGTCGCTGCTGCTGCATTGCGAATCCAGTGAGAGGGCCGCAGGTTAAGCCACATATCAGAGAGGAATCCCCGCTGCACGTTGCCGATCATCTTCAGCGCACCCTGTACGGTCGGCGTCCCCTTCCCTGCGTCGAGCGCCTTCTGTAGCGCCCCCGTCTGCGTCTTCGCAGCCTCATAGCTCATAGCGTCAGACGACCGCATGATCCCGCCGTCAGCGTTCAGGTAATCGACCACCCACTTTTCGCCGTCCGTCCCTGGCTCATCCAATCGCCGGATCGCCCAGCGCGTCACCCCCTCGCCCAGATCATCGAGCGCTTCCAACCCATACTTCTTGCGCACCCCACTGTAGATCGCCGTGTCCAACTGCGTCAGGAACTCCAGCGCGTTGAACCCGCCCTCCGCCCGCAGAGCGGGCAGGTTCAGCAGATTCTCTTTGATTGTCTGCAAGATAGGCAGCGCCTGTAACTGCTCGTCGCCCGCCACACTCAGGTAGCCGTAGCGCACCTTGTTGTCGGCCACACCAGCCACCTCACGCAGCCCCTTTGAAGTCAGCCCCGTCACACCCTGGATCAGCTGTGCAGGATTCTCGATCCATGTTTGCAGCAACAACTGCGCATCTGCTGCATTGTCCACCCCGCGGAACAACTGCGTCGCACTCTTCCACAGTGCGTCCGCCTCCATGTGCACCTTCGTGTCCGCCGTCCTGCCAAACAATTGCTGTAGCCAGTTCGCCGCCGCGGGAACCGTGACCCCATCCTCCAGCTGCCCGGCCATCCGCATCCCGTCCTGCACCGCAGCGTCAAGCGCCTTCGTGCTGGCCTGTCCTGCTTTTGCCACCTTGTTCGCCGCCCGCCCATACCGCCACGCCGCCATCCCCGCATCCATCAGCGGGTCGAGCACGATGCTCGTCGGGTCAGCGAAGATGCCCTCAACCATCTCTGCCCAAATATTCTGGTTCTCATCCACCAGATCGGCATAGCTCTTGGCGTTCAGTTCTCGGTATGACTGGTACATCTGGCTGGCCGTGGTCGTGTCGCCCTGCGCCGCCAACTGTTTCGCCGTCTGGCGCAGCGTCTCGACGTTCTGCTTCTGCTGGATCGCATTCCACGTTGACCACGCATGGTCGGCGCCGCTGGTGGCATTGAGGATAGCAAGCTCCGCTTCCTTGCGCTGTTCCTCTGGCAATCCCGCCAGCGCCTGATTCATGGCGTTGTGCTTCTGCCATTCACTCCAGATATAATCCGTCGCCTGCGTCCATACCTGCTGCGCCACCCTGCCGTCTTCCGGCGTTGTCCAATCGAAATGGTTGGGGTTGAACGGATTGAACATCTTGTTCAGCGCGCCGCCAAGGGGAGCGTACACCTGCGCCGGCGACATCCCGCGGGGCCGGTCGGACTCTGGCTCTGGCATCTCCTGTCCGTTGATCGCCAAGGTCGCCGTGGTCATGGCATCCATTAGCGGGTTCGTATCCGCCGAGGTCAGCGCTTTTTGGGGTATCAAGAACCCCAAGTCCATCGCATTCCCCCCCACTTGCATGATCGGGTCGTACCAACTCTGCGTCCCCTGCTCAATCCGCTGCTGGTTCTCCGTTGCCCGCTGGTCTCGCCGGGCTGCGTAATATGTCCACGCCGGCCCCATCACATCCTGCGCCCAATTCCCCACGTCATACCCCGCCGCCTGCTGGTCTGCTGGCAGCAGCGCCGCCTGTCTCCGCATCGCCGCCTGGTCTGTCTGCCGGCCTGCATCAAACTCCGCATAGCTCTGCATTCCGGCCGGCCGGTCGAGCATCCCTCCGTTGGGGTCTGGCGCCGTCTGGGCAGCGTTCGCCGCGCGTTGCATCTCCAGTCGCAGTTGCGCCGGAATCGGATCGCCAGGTCGCAGTTGCGAGAAATCAACAGGACTTGTTCCCGCGCGGCTCGACCCCGCATCCGGCCTGGGGCTTGCCCCCCCTGGCTCCTCGCCCCTCGCCCCTCGCGCGGCCTGGCCGCCACTCTCCCCCGTCATGCTCAGCAACCTCAGCAACCGCAGCAACTCCGCCGATTGCCCGCCGCTCTGGTTCAATGCCTGCTGCACCTCTGGCCGATCATACGCCTTGACCGGTGCACGCCATCCCTGCGCCTGCTCACCATCAGCACGCAGCGCCGCCATATCCCGTTCATATTCCTCGCGCGTCTTCGGCCCCTGCACCTTGCGAGAAGAAGGCTGCTTCTCCTCCTCCTCTCGCTCACGGATCCACTTGCGCACACTCTCGACATTTCCCCAGTCCGGCATCGTTCCCCCTTATGCCCAGCTTCGGATCGCCCGCACGTTCGGCGCATACGCCCGGCCAAACGCCTGCATCGCCGCCATCTGCCGTTCGCTCTGCTGCCGCTCCCGTTCCAGCGCAGCCTGCTGCTGCATCTGCATCTGCTGATACTGTTGCTGCCATCCGAACTGCGCCTGCGCCAATGCACTGCTCTGCGACTGTGTGAGTTCCGCCAATGCCAGCTCTCGCTGCTGTGCGGAAATCTGCCCGCTCCGGTACATCGCATCGATCGACATCTGCCCGCGCGCAATGTCCGCCTGCTGCCGCTGATACCAACCCTGCTGGCTCAACTCCTGCGCCTGCAATCCAAGCTGTCCGCCCTGGTACTGCTGCTGCCAGTTCTGCTGTTGCGCTGCCAGGTCAAGCTCACGACTCTGCAAGCCCCCCTGCTGCGCCAGCTGTGCATATTGGTACGCATTGCCTTGCTGCTGCGTGAGTTCCGCCAGGGCTAGTTGCCGTTGCTCGTTGGAGATCTGCCCCATCCGGTACTGCTCATCGATGGTTGCCTGTCGGTTAGCGATGTCCGTCTGCGCTCGCTGATACCAGTCCCGGCTGGCGAGTTCCTGCGCCTGCAATCCAAGCTGTCCGCCCTGGTACTGCTGCTGCCAGTTCTGCTGTTGCGCTGCCAGGTCAAGCTCACGACTCTGCAAGCCCCCCTGCTGCGCCAGCTGTGCATATTGGTACGCATTGCCTTGCTGCTGCGTGAGTTCCGCCAGGGCTAGTTGCCGTTGCTCGTTGGAGATCTGCCCCATCCGGTACGCCTGGTCGATCTGGTTCGCCTGCTGCTGCAACTGCAACTGCCCGCCCTGGTATTGCTGCGTCCAATCCTGTTGC